ATTTGCTACTTTTTGCTTTTTCTTATTCTGAAACTCCTTGGTTAGCTTTTCTGCTGCAATCTCTCTATCCTTTTGTCTTTTTTTTGCTTGTTGTTCGACTTTTTTAGCAATAGCTTTGATAGTTGGTTCATAAGCACGTTCAAGTGCATCAAAATCTGGTACACATTCATATAATTTTTCAAATGTTCCTTTACCAAAGAAAAAATCATATTGATATTCAAGAGTCCCTTTAGCATGTTCTATGACTGTTTCAACATTAGTTTCGTGGATAGAATCTTCTTTAAGTTTTTGTTCGTATATGTCGAATTCCTCATAGTTTTCTTCTACAATAATTCGTTTTAAATTTTCCAATGAGCTATCAAACCAGATTTCAATACGCTCACCAGTAATTGGATTTGTAAACCCTACTGGAAAGCCAGAGAGTTCAATATCGATATCAAGTGTTTGTTTCATAATTACCTCCATACAAAAAAGAGAAGGCTATAAAGCCTTCCCCAATATTTTAGTTAGTTCATCTTTCTTAGCGTTTGACGGGTATTCTATATTTTTACTATCAAGTGTTTGTTTTAATTCTGGAATAGTTAGCCCAGTAGCTTTCAGTTCTTCTGGCTCTGGGCTGTCTGCTTTGAATAAGGTTCCCATTTAGGTGTAGTATCATATAGAACAGTAAATTCAATATTACCAAATTCAGTAGCCCCTCCAGTTTTCGTTTGAGGACTTGATAAAGTTGCAATTCCTTCCCTTTTCTTTTTGGGATTATCTCGATCATCTGTTACTCGAAAACCAATTTTCCGATCATCTCCAAATAAACCAATCATTTCATCAATTAATTCGGATGCTTCATCACCCTCAAAGTATTCACCCGTAAAACTATAGCCTAGTCGATGAGAGGTGATCGTTTGTTCTGGTTCTCCCGACCCATCAAAGAAACCGTCTCCATCGTCAACTTCTTCTTGTGAGGCATCAGAGACACTCTTGATTTTTTTTAAACGAACCCAACCATCTTCCGTAATTTTTCCATCTTTCAATTTTTGAATTTCAAATCCAATTAGCGCAATTTTTTTTCGTTTCATAATATTCCTCCTATTTATCAAAATATAATGTTGCTTTGATTGCTAATCGATAATACAGAAATTTTTTGTCGTCATAACCTGTAAAAAAAGGTTCATCTACAATAGTTATTCCAACAAATTGATAACTATTATTACTAGATGGAATATCTTCTTGTTCTTCTAGTAACTCACCTAGTTCAATCATTATCCGATCTGCATTTTCACATTTCGTTTTATAGACAAATTCATAATTTAGTTCTTTTTGTTTTGATCCATCCATAAAAGTTTCGACCGTTTTACCTCCAGGTAATGCGGTTAGACGCATCGACTCGTCTTTATCTAAAGAGTGAATACGAATTGGTACTGGTATTTGATTCGATACTTCTAGCAACTGATCAATAAAATCCATTACCAATTCGCTCCCCTCTTGAATGCTTCTAACCAACTAGACATAAATATAGATTTTGCTTCTTTATCCCAATATGGACCAGTTCCCGGTGTAGTATAATTAGAAAATATTACCTGTGTTCCAAACTTATTTGTAAACCCTCCGTGATAATGAGCCAAAGCATATCGAGCATTCCAAGTAATCTTTTCTCCGTTACTTTCAACAAAAGACATTTCTCTCAAATGTTGGCTCCTCATAGGAACAAATCTTTCATTCATATCTAAATGAGCTTTATTTGCCATTTCATGCCGTCCATTTTGTATAGATGAATGACTTAATTTTATTTTTGCTCGACTTAAATCAATTCTTACAGATGCTCCCACTAAACTACCTCCAATTCATAGCCGAATGGTTCAGGCGAGTCAGCAATCAACGGAACGATTTTTGTTATTGTGTATTGTTTACCAAAGATTTCAACTTGATCTGCAACGGAAAAATCCGGCAATGCTTCAGTGTATTTCTTTACCATAGAGATCAATACATTGGGGGTTTGTACTTTCCCATCAATATCCCTCGGCTCAAATTTGACTGTGTCATCAAAGCGGACATGATCAATCACAAGATCCTCTTCAAGAATTGGCTCACCTCGTGGACCCATTCCGTTTTTCTTGCGATAGATCATCGCATGAGGAAAAAAACGTTTTGGTGGCACTCTCATCGGCTCACCCCACGATATAACAGACCTGTCCCAGATAACTGCAGCATAGCGTCCCCAGAAAGAAGGGATACTTCGTTACTCCCTTTGCCTTTAGAAACGCTCATCCGTCCAATGGACCAGCTATCAGGCTCTTGCATTCCAAACGTTGTAGTGGCCTCAGCCTCATGCATGTACTCAATTTGATAAGCAACAGCCAACTTGAATGCATCGCGCCGCATCGGAATATCTGACTCGAGATCATTCCTTTGATAAAAACGTCTCGTTTGGATGTCCAACAATGCACTAGCTTTTCTCAGAAGCTTTCGGAAATCTTTTTCAGTCAGTTCTGTTTCTTTATCCACCAAGCGTTTATACTCTTTAAGAGACAAGTAGCCACATGGCACGATGCTTTCCTGATCATCAAAGATTTCGTTCAACGCCTTACGTCTTATTCGTTCCATGGTTTCACCTCCATGAAAAAGAGAGTAGTTATTCACTCTCTTTTAACAACTCAATTAATTCTGATTTTTTGACAGTAGATGGATATTCGATTCCGAGGCGATCCAACTCGGCTTTAAGCTCATCAATCTTCATATCATCGATAACTAATGACCGACCTTCTGATCCAGAACCGTATTCATTCTCGTCAGACTTCCCCGGTTTTTCCGGGGTCATGCTTTTGGGTCATCGTAAGAGATATAAATCGCAGGGCGCGCTTTCTTAAGTACCAAGCAATCGTAATAATCCAACCCTTTGATGGTATCGCGATAGCCCCCTCGATCCTGTTCTGCAGGAACTAAATCAATCGTATTGTACTTCTCGATTGGCTTAGCAACGGTGATAGGTGTCATGATGAAATTAATACGCTTGTCTTCATCCACCTGTAATCGGTTTTCGGCAACTTTTTGGATGATGATATTCGTGCCATCAAGCATCTCAACACGTCGATCGATACCATTGAATTGAACAGTGTTGGTAGTAAAAGTCTTAGAGACACCATCTGCATTTTTCAATGCTTTGTATGCATCACTAGACATAAATGCTACGAATTGACCAATTACTTCCGCATCAGTCATGTATGCTTCAGCATCATCAAAGCTATCTAAAATATTTGCTTTAGTAATGGCTTCTTTGACTGTTTTCCCTTTATAAACTTCATCAGAGGTATCAAAACCAGCTTCAAGCAAACGAGCTACTGCAGTTTGATCTTTTTCAGGGATCGTAACCAATCGAGTGTGCTCTTCAATAATAGCACCTACTTGATATGCTGCATTTTCCGATTGATCTAAGCGGTCCATATCGTAACCCATCCAGCGCTCTTGCTCCAATTTCAAAGTTGATTTTTCAACCGTGATATTGTTGCGTTCGTTTTCTTTATTCCGCTTATAATCAGCAGCTGTAAAACCTTGCATCTCGTTCACCCGAACTTCTTTCACTCCGACAAAATCTTCTTCGGTAATATCTTTTGCTCCTTGGGTCAATACTTCCCATACTTGCGACTCAGCTGCAAATTCCTTATCAATTTTTGCTAAATCTTTACTATCTAAAACTACTCCCATGTTAATTCACTCTCCTAATCAGTTTTTATTTTTGCGATATTCTCGGCTAGATTATCTTTCCAGCTTTTTTCTTTAGGTGGTTCGCCACCGCCTGTATTCCCAGCAGCCACAAATTGCTTTTTCTTCGTCTGTGGTGCAGGATTGCTGGATTGAAACAAATAATCTTCGTCTTTTTTCAGTGCGGCTACTTTATCATCTAATCCCTTGACACCTTCGTCAGTCATTTCCAACTCATCTGCCTTCAACAAAGCTTTCACAGCTGTAATGTTCTTAGCCCCAGCTTGTGTTAAAGCTAATTCGATCGCAGCATTCTTACGATCTGCTAGTCTTTCAGCGGTTACGGTTTCTAACTGATTTTTATAGTCATCAATTTGTTTTTGCAGATCTTCATTTCCACTATTCGATGCTTTCAACTGCTCAACAAGCGCATTTGCGGCGGTTAAATCTTCGTTTGCCGTTTTTAGCTTTTGAGACTTATCATTAAAATCAGCTTTAGGCACAGCATTTTTCGGAAATTCTGATTTTATTTCTTTTGTCGCTCCGTCTAGATCAAACTTCCCATCCTCTCCGACGTGTTTTGATAAAATTTCTTTGATCCATTCCATGATTCATTCTCCGTTCCTTTTTATTCTGGTTGGTACCAGTTTAGAGTGTGAGTTATACCGCTCACTCGGTAGATGAACAGTTTAATGTCATATTCAGGACAAAATAAAAGCCTAGCAAGCTAGACTAAACAAACCAAAATCCTCAAACTTCAAAGCAAGACCAATTTCATAAAATGTTAGTAAGATTTCAGATAAGCTCAATTTGCTTTAATCCTCCACCATACTTTCTCCTTCTATGAATACACTTGCTCTTTCGAATAATCCCGACGTAACAATTGATCATGCTCATTGATAAAAGTACGCAGTGCTGCTTGACGTCGTCTGACCAGTTGTTTGAAGTGCAGAACATCTTCTTTGTTGTCCATTGTCGTTGCTGCGTTCAATTGCCGCTTAGCACGACGAATAGCGACTTCCATGCGGCGCTGTTTTGCAACTAAGTCCGCATTGTCAATCGCTTGTTTTGGATTATACTGCTTCATGTGAATATCAAGATCCGGATCATAGATTTGGATGTACAATCGATGTCGACAATTAATACCTTGGGTTCCGTCAGGCTCACCGTATCCATAATCATAGATCGATGAAATATGACGTAATTCTTCCGGCGCATCCTCTTTACGGACAAGCAAGACCCATCCGCCTTGGATATGGGCACAGTGTGGTCGTGCAGCCATATGGCTACTCATTAGCGCTGTGACAATTCCATGCTCTAACCCTCGCTTAAGTCGTAGATCCTGATAAACTCGATGAGTTGTGGTTTTCAAAACCATCCGAACGTAGCGCTCAAGGCTCCATTCACGTCCTGTTTTGTCGACAAAGGTCGTCATCACCCCTTTTTCCACCATCGCATAGATCGATTCTCTAAGCGCCTGTTGTGGCGTTTTAGTACCGCCAATGATTTTGGCTACAGTATCGTTTAAAACTTGTTGATACATCTTAGCCAGTGGATTATTCGGATAATTAGTGTCGATCAGCGTTTGATTGACATGATTGTCGAGATCTCGCCATTGCTGATTAAGATACGACTCCATCACATTGTCAATCTCAGTTCGTGATGGCGGTTCTTTTCCAGTTTGTTGAGATAAGTTTTTGTCAAGATCTGAAATGACTTCAAACCCCATATCCACGATGATTTTACGTAGCTGATCATAAGAATACTGACTTGTTTCATTGACTAATCGCTGCAAAGATTGTTGATTCAATAAATTTAATTGATGCATCTTTTCAATTTTCCAATGAAAAGCGTTGTCCTCATTCAAAGGCGTTCGAGTTGGCATTTTCAAATGCTTAACAAGCATCCTCATGATCTCATCTTCCATCGCCATATAAGCATCTTGAATGTAAGAAGCCTCAATATCTAACTGGTTAGGTGTAATGGCCATTCAATCACTCCTCGAAGTCTTCGTATCCAGAATCTCGTATTTTACCAGTAGTCTCATCAACTACATCTAATTGCGCTTGTCGGTAAAGATCTTTTGCCTTACTTTCAGGCAACTTCATTATTTTGGCTAAAGTTAACCATCCGGGAATCAGCCCATCATTTTTCAGTTCACGATAATAATCAGATTCTGACTTTTTATCTAAGAAGATGCCATCATCAAAGTTCACACCGATCTCTTCACGATTTGGAGATTCACCACTAAATAGTGGTTTCCCATCAACTTCTGTGGCCCGGCCTAACTCACACAACGCTAGTACAACATCCCGAATGAATTCCTCTAATTCGGTTGTTTGCTGGTTCCTCGATTGATATGTTTGCGAGTTCTCGCTGATTACCTCAGTTGCCGTCTTATTCGTCGTACGTACCCCGGCACCATCGAAAACGAACGTACCAGTCGAAAGTCCCACTTCCATTTCTAGAAGACGTAACCGATGATTGATTGCTCCAATGTATTGTTCCGTTCGAATTTCATGAGTTAAATCCGTAATCTTAAAATCATCTGGTTTAGCTCCGGGAATAACCACATAGAAATCATCGTTTGGGTCAAAGGTCAAATCAATATTTCCAGTCTCTTTGTTGGGCACACCATCCAGCATCGATTCAGGAACAGCAACTCGCCGTTTTCCCACATCAATTTCATGATCAAACGCATCCAACGCTTTGTTTAGTCGATCGAGTGTTCGTTTACAGTTATCGTACACACCAACACCAAGTGGTGAATATGGGTTGATATTGTTAAAACCTGCTGTCTTAAAATAAGAGAAGATTGGACGTTCAATTTCTTCACCATGAACAGCCGCCTCAAACTCTTCGTACTGCTTTAATGTGTTTAAAG